ATAAAGGCTATAAAAAATGCGAAAAAGACGAATATATAGATACAACACTCATTGATTTAATAGATGCTTTTTTACAATGTTTTCAACATGCCGAGGAAAATGCCTACAAAAATATTTTGATTTTAGAAGACGATTTTATGTTCTCTGAAAAAATAAAAGAAAGAGAACATCGTGATAATATATGTGAATTTATAAATAGTAAAGAAGGAGAACCTTTATGTTATAGACTTGGAACCATACCTTTTATTCAATATCCTTGTACTATAGATTTTACACACTATAAAGGTCTCATGGTAGGTGCACATTGTGTTATTTATAACAAATTATATCGCGACCATTTGATGAAAGTAGACAAACATACAATATATGATTGGGATACATTCAATAATTTCTTTGTAAATGCCTATACATATTATTTTCCATTATGTTATCAATTATTTCCTGAAACAGAAAATTCAAAAAACTGGGGTATATTCAATTTCATCACTTTATTAGGAGGCAAAATACTTTTTTTCATATTCCAATTAGTAGGGTTGAATAAATCGGCGGAACCTGGATACTCATTTTTTTACATGTTCTCTAAAATAATATTTTTTCTGTTGGTAATCTTTTTTATTTGGTTCTCTGTTTTATTTTTGAAATTTGTAAGAAATATCATACATAAACCAAAAAGTCGCAAATAATCACATATTGAAAGATGATTCTACTTCTTCACGTTTTTTTGAATTATGATGATTCGTTTGTGGAATAGTAAGCGTAGGTATAACGACCTTAGTATTCACTGGTTTTTGAGGGTGACTTGGGTCTACTACTTTGGTAACGAGACGTTTGGACATACATGCCTTGAAAATATTCATATTTTATATATAAAATATAAATAATAAAAATATAATAATATTGATTCAAAGAATCATTCAAAATTCGGGCTCATGTTTCTTAAATATACATCCTTGTTTTGGCAAATTCGGTACATCCACAATAAAATTGGGGTCCTGGAATTCTGTGGTATTCAACCAAATTTTCAAAATACAGAAATTCTTTTTTGGCGAAACAGTGATTCCATTAATATGTTTATAATATTTACGGTTTTGTGTCAATGTTTCTCCGCATGATAAATAGAAGAGATTTTTCCAAACTTCTCCTATATGTTTATTTGTTACTTTATATGAAAAACAGCCGCCACTGCGATTTTGAGGGTCTTCCCACATAGGCGTAATTCCTTCGCGCATTAAAAACAACATGCAGTTTTTCACTATGTTCTCACTAATTTTTTCATTCAGAACAATTGCTTGTTCGGCATTTCCAATGTCTCCCAAAATAACGATGTAACTAGACAAATCCCATTTGGTATTCTGTGGTAAATGATAATATAATTTCCATTTACCATTTAATTGGTATTTTGAGAGTGGAGTACTCATTGTATCCATTATCTCGGTCATGCCAGTATATATTGTTGACAAAAAATCTTTATGTATTTTACTTTATATTTGTTTACGCCAAATATCGTTGAAAAGTTTCATCCAAAATTTATCCACCAAATTATATTTTATTTTCCCATATTGTGCAAAAACAACGAACAAAATACTGGCAAAAAATCCAACACAAAATTCTAATATGTCAACCAACCAATTTGCATCATTCAAATCTAATAATTGATAGATTATAAAAATAGGCATTATAAACCAAAACCGAATTGCTAAAATACCAAACACAACATGCCATAATGAATTGAACCCGTCTGTAAACAACGCTCGCGGTTTCATATATAAAATCTTACAGATAAAATCTTACATATATGTCTCGCGTATTTGTATGTCATTTTTATTCAATAAAATATATTGATTACTAGTCAATGTATGCATTTGAATTAAATTATCCATGATATTTATTTTATATCTCATATCAAATTTATAATGCACATTCTGATGTTCCAATAAATGTAATATCATAGCAGATGAAAACAATTCATTGCCTACCAATAACCAACTTGCATCCATTTCTATAGGTATGGATTCTGACATATCAGGATGTTGATATTCTACGGTTAAAAACCGAACCGACGATTTTTCAAATGTCGGAAATTCATATACGCTATTCCATAATCGCGATATAATAAAATATTCATTGGCAAACATGAGTTTCATTGAATACCATGGACACGAAAATATATAGATATTATTATGATGTAATTCTTGTGACAATTCTTTCGCATATTTTTTGAATTTCAATACTGCAAAATTATAAAGCGACTGCTTTGAATTAAAATAATAGGTCATATCATCCAAATAATGATAATTACAATTGTATCTATATAACTCATTTTTTTCATGAAATTGTATCGTACTCAATCGTATCCAAAATGAATTCATTGGCTCTATTTTTCTATTACAGAATAATGCCGTCAAATATTTCATTGAATATGAAAAATAATCGCAAGTATATTCCATAAATTCGCTACTATGATATATATTATTCATGCAATCTTGTATATTGTTTGTACAGTTGGAATAATTCATTAGCCCATTAAATAAGTACGATTGTACGATTTCTGTATTTTCAGAATTACAACAAGAGAAAAGTGAAAATATTTTATTAATTATGTAAGTAATCACTGAAATTCTTTCTGACATTATATTTTATTTTATCTTTATATTTATATATGTTTATTAAAAAAGATTTATCATTAATTATTATATCTATTATTCTATTATTTTTATGTTTTATTATTCTATTCAATTTATTTGATAAAAAAAGAGAACCTTTTCAAGATACGCATAAAAAAATAGCCTTTTGTTTTTTGATATATGATTCTATAAATCATGAAGAATTATGGAAAAAATTCTTTGATGGTGCCGACAGAAATAAATATACAATTTACATTCATTATAAAGAGAACCTACCACTCAAACATTTTGAAGATAGAAAATTGGCAAATTGTATTCCAACGGCTTGGGGAGACAAATCTTTAATAAAAGCGTCAAATTTGCTTTTTAAAACGGCATTTGAAGATGACCCAGCCAATTATAAATTTGTGCTTGTCAGTAATTCTTGTATTCCATTGAAATCATTTGACTATGTATATGATTTTTTAACAAAAGACAATATTGGATATGTGAATGAATTCACAGATATAAATGACAAATTTAAAGAAACTGCATTATATGCAAAAAGTCCGGATACATTTGCAAAATCTTCTCAATGGGTTATTTTAAATCGCGATATAGTTGAAAAAACGGCTTTTGTAGAAGAAGAAATAATAGATAATGAATTAAGTAATATATTTGCACCAGATGAAATTTATTATTTGTCGTATATCAAATATCATCGTATGGAAAATCAAGTAGTAAAAACACCAAATTTGTCTTCTGGCGCAACAACGTTTACATATTGGAAGAATATGTCATATATTTTTCCAAAACCCAATGCGGAACCGCATGCATATGATACAATTGACGAATCTGAATTAAAATACCTGTTGGTAGAACCATGTTTATTTGGACGTAAATTCAACAAGAATTGTAGCGTCGTAATAGAGGGCAAAAATATTCAATTATATGAATATATTACCTATCAATAAATATTTACATGATAATAAATATTTATCTTCAAATATCCAATGAAATTGTATTTATATTTTTCTCAGAACCTCCATGACGTCTTCTATTGGATTTTTTCGGCCCGTTCGCATTTTGCATATCTTTTAAACTGGAAATAGAAATAATAGAATCGTCTTCTGCACCGGCATAACTACTTCTAGATGTATTGTTGACATTTACGACAGATTCAGGGCGCTGCATTTCAACAGTTCTAGATTTTGGTTTCAATCCGGCCAAAATATTATCAATATCCGTATTCTGTGGGCCTTTCATCTCGGGTCTTTGTTTCGGCTGCATATTAAACGGTTGTGACGGCGCATTCGGATTCTCGTATTGAGATGAAATATCGGCTCCCTTCTCTTTAAACATGGAACCACGTGCCATAGAAATATCTGGGCGACCATCGTTTATATTCGTAAATTGCATACTTGAACCAGGTCTCGGTGGCGGAGGCATATTCTTTGTTTCCAATGGTGGTGGAGGAGGTCCCATGTTTCTAGAAGGCCCTTGATTCATTTGACTAGACGGTTGTTGCACAAATTGATTCGCCATAGAAAAACCCGGACTATTCTGTGACATGGTATTCACGGTTGCATTTGTAAATGCGCGCATAAGTTCCGGACTCTGCCTTATCACATCATTGAATGCAGGTGTAGCAGAAGATAATGCTTTGTTGGTGAAATTCACAACCGCCGCAGAAAATCCAAGTCGCAATAGAAGCGATAATTCTGGTGCCAATTTACCGCCCTTGTATTTTTCGTGAAGTTCAGTGAAAATCTCTTCATATGAATCAATATCTTCATTGATAGACTCTCCCCATCCATCCAAATTAATGTCAAAAGGATTAAAAGCGGAATTTGCATATTCCAGAGAGTTCACAAATGTCATGAACCACCATTTCTGCAATTTAATGCTGTCTTTCTTCCTTTTCTCCTCCATAACAGACTCATATTCATCTTCAATATCTTCATACGAAGAATCGGAAGTGACATTAGACGACGATTTCAATTGGCCCTTCTCGTACCATTCCTCCAATTTTTTCAACATAGCATTCTTCTTTTTCTTACGGTCACGGTCAGATACTTTCGGCCCACTATAAGGAACATCTGCAGACATTTTGCTAAAACCGTCCCATGTACTTGTGTTTCCCATACTTTCCACAGTAGCGCCCCCCAATTTAGAATCGGTACTTGTATCCACTTTCACCGTTTTCTGCTGCTCCGAACTATTGCCGCCCAATCCAAAAAAATTGGCGAAATTACCTAAAGCCCCATTTATTCCCACGGTTTTATTTGTGCTTGAAGAATTACTGCTTGCACTTAAATCATTGAGTTCTCTTTCCAATTTATCCAATTCCCCTAAATCAATATTCATTGATTCTGTAGGCACCTTTTTATTTTCATTCATTAAAAATTCCAATCCAAGACCTCCACTTTGTGAAAATGCGCTGCCGCTTCCACTGGATGTATCCAACTGAATAGAATCTAAACTGATTGGTTCTAAATCGCTTAATCCAATATCAATGACTTCCATTATGATATGATAATCAAATACTATTTATTTTTAAGTTCTCCGCAACCATTTATATTATTTTCATAAATCTTCTATCAATACTTTTTTATCCAGAATCTTCTATCAATACTTTTCTATCAATACTTTTCTATCAATACTTTTCTATCAATGTTCTCCTAATTTTGCCAACACAGAAATCATTTTCGTAGAAAGCAGTAATATTAGCCCCAGAACATTCAAATCTTCGCCGTATTTCATACTAGACAACGCCAATTCTGTATATAGAGAAACCGTTTTTTTGCGAAGCATAATCATAAAATTGGCAGAAGTTGGCTGATTTTTGTAATCCATAATACGATTGTCCAAATATGTATAAATATCTATCATATTATGAATACGTAATATTATATTATCAGTTGTATTGATTTGATTCAATAGTTCCAAGAATATACTATCTTGACAAATGCCAACAGAATTATTTGATTCTGTTGGATGCAAAATAGGTAAAGTTTTGATTGTTTTTCCGTTTCTCAATTCCATTGTATTACGTTTACTGTTTGTATGTATAAACTATTTTTATACAAACAATATCAATTTTTATCGTATACCGACCATATTAATAAGACGTCTGCCAACACGTTGATTCGGCGTAAGTTTAAATGGTGAAGGACCTTTTCGCATATCATAAGATTGATTTAATAAAGGATTTTCAGGAATAGGTGTATCAAACTTATTTACATGTAAGAATTGTTTTGCGTGTTCAAAATTGTAATTTATGTTGACAAGTGAGATAATGCCGTCATTAATCTTCTTATAGGTAAGTTCATTAATATATTTGTCAAATTCTTGGCGGTTTACCATACGCTGCACACCATCTTTTAACTGCATGATGTTTTTATCCATAATTGGGTAGAATTGCGAACGGTCAATCGTCAATTTTGCCAACAGAACACGTTGTTGAAATGCATTGTCTTCGTAACCCCATGCCCAATAATTAGGAAATCCATTTACTGATTCAAAATCTGCGGCATTGATAGAAACAATACCGCCTAGTGTGAATTTGTATCCGTAAAAATGTTTGACTTTACCAGGAACAGTTGAATAATTCAAAAAGTTTTTAGTCATTGGCATTGTATCCACGTCATTGAATACAAGGGTGATGTTTTTATAATCGTTAGGATATTGTTGTTTGACGTATAAAAATCCAATATTTTTTAAGGCACCACGATTGAATGAACGTTTGTCGTTTTGATTCACATAAATAATTCTGTAGGCACTCGTTTCATAATCTTCAAGAATAATGGACATATGTTTTGCAAAAAATGATTGTTGTTGTTCTCTATCGCGATATGGAACAATAAATACAAGCGAAGGAATGACGGACGTTGTTGGAGAATCGGATATAATTTCATATGAAATATTTGGCTCTTCAACGACGGCAGGTTCCTGAACAACAGGTTCCTCTTGAACAACAGGTTCCTCCTGAACAACCTCCTTAACAACCTGTTCCTCAACAGCAGGTTCCTCAACAGCAGGTTCCTCCTGAACAACAGCCTCTTCTTGAACAACAGCCTCTTCTTGAACAACAGCCTCTTCTTGAACAACAGGTTCCTCCTCAACAACAGGTTCTTCTTGAACAGGTTCCTCTTGAACAACAGGTTCCTCTTGAACAACAGGTTCCTCAACGACAGGTTCCTCCTGAACAACAGCCTCTTCTTGAACATCAGGTTCTTCTTGAACAACAGGTTCCTCTTCAACAACAGGTTCCTCCTGAACAACAGGTTCCTCTTCAACAACAGGTTCCTCTTGAACAGCAGGTTCCTCATGAACAGCAGGTTCCTCTTCAACAGCGGCCTCTTCAACAGATTCTGTTGGCACTTCTTCAAATGTTTGAACGACAGATTCTTCGGAATTATCCATTATAATATTCAATCTCATTTATTTTTATCACTAAATACCTCAACACTTCCACATAGAAATAATTCACTTACTTTATTTCACCTAAAATATATACTTTATATATGATGGTATATCATCATATATGAAATAATTTGTCTTGGTAAAGGGTTAATAATTATCAATAATACTATGATCATGACCACTAGAATTATATGGGTCAAATAAATCTTTATTTTCTAAATAAATTAAATACCATATATTGACTTCCCACATAATTGTTTTTTGTTCATGAATAACTTGTAAACATTTTTCTTTTGTTTTTTCATGAAAAATAAGTAAAGCATCTTTATGTCCTCCAAACATGCTACCTGCAAAAAACCAAGTTACATCTCTATAAATATCATGACGGTATCTAATTTCTAAATCCCATAATGAAGATATTCTCACTTTTGAATAAGATTTGTCATTTAAATTATTTAATTTTTGTATAAATTCTTCATTTGAACAAGGATTCATATGTTTGATTCCAAAATCAATCCATACAAACATATCTGTATTAAATGGATTCAATTCAATTGCACGTTTCACCCAATCTGTTTTATTGCATTGAGTAAACATATATTGCACAGTATCTTTCTCTTTACTAGTTGTATGAATATCAAAATTCGTTATTAAATCCGTGTATTCATTCAAAAATAAATCTTCTTTTTCAAATTTAATAATATGAGTATTTGATGCGTCATAATCTTCTTCTTTTATTAAATTATACATAGTTTCATCTAAAAATATAACTTTTGGAGTAGTTGATTTAAATATTAATTTTCCAAATTCAGAATACTTATTTAAATCTCTATTTGCCCTAAAATTAATATTACTAATAAACGCCGAAACAATCGTAGTCATTAATTATAAATTAATAATACTTATTTTTTAACTAATATTACGTATTATAAATATTTTCATATTTGAAATACTAAATGTATATAATAATTATTATTCATAATTCAAATATAAAAAGGTACAAAGGTACAAAAGTACAAAAGTACAAAAATTGACAAATTTATTTTTCGCTCATTTTTATGTACAAATACAAATGAACCTATTTATACTTTCCCTCTGCCATAAAGAATGCGCCGAAGCAATGATGGATAAACATATCAGCAAAATTATAATTGAAGCAGTACAAATGTTATGTACCGCAAAATGGGTACTGGACCCGCCAACAGATGAAGCGGAAACAGAATTATATAAAATTACTCATAAAAATCATCCTGTAAGCATATGGATTAGAACCTCGCTTGAAAACTACATGTGGACACTCAATTTAGTGGATGCTATGCACACTGAATGGAAATACAGATACAATCATCCTGAAAATAAACAGCATAAATCGTTTGAATTAGCGTATTATCTGGCGGCACAAGCACCTCCAGCTTCTGCATTTCCTGAGCAAGGACTCACACCGTTTGCACTTGCTATGCCGGACATATACAAATCCGATGACCCCATTGAATCTTATCGCAACTATTATCAATCTCCTAAAAAAAAAAG